CGCGCCTCATCTCACTGCCACATTTGGGGCACTTGATTTCACTGCAATGCTCAGAGGATGTGACTTTGTGGCCGCACTTGATGCACTCGCAGTTGAACTCCTCCTGCTTCGCAGCCTCGAACATCCCATCGTGATCGTCACAGTGCGATTTGGCCTCCACCTCCGACCAGGTATCCCTGTCGTATCTGTATGCCTGCTCTGTCAGAGTCGTCTCGCCCTTGAGCCTCCCGGAGATCACCGAATACTCCTTGCCGTCGTGCTCCCTGGTGGTTCTGCGGAAGGAGTCGCTTTCGAAATCGTCGGGGTCCCGCAGCCTGCACGCGTGCTCGCTGGGATAGGGCTTCAGCTCTATGTCGGTCGCATCTCCGAATTCCTCGCCAACCCTCCGCTTCATCTCCTCTAGAGCTGACTTCTCCACCGCCACCAAGTCGGAGTCAGGCAGGTGCCGCATGTCTTTGGCCGATAGAATCACGGCCTCGGGGTTCGCGGGGAACACGACGGGGGAGACATCGTACAATCGTATCTCCTTCAGGTGCCTTACCCCGCCTACCATATCCGACTTGACCGTATCGTATCCGATGCTCATCCTCTTGATCACGCCCGCCTTGGCGAGCGCCAGGACATCCCTCGCCCTCTGGATATCCATTACCAAGTTGATCTTGGCGTAGAGCCCGGTCTTGTCCTGTTTGAGCTCGGGCAAGCCGATCGGCTCCATCACGTCGTGGTTGAACAGGCAGACTACAGAGTCGCCGTTTTCCTTCAGGGTCTTGGTGAAGGCACCGGGGTCTACAATGTCGCCGTAGGCGTCAGGGTTCTTGCTGAAGGTCGAGGCGTATCCCTCGATGACGCCAGTCTCCTCATCGATAGCCTTCACATCGAACTTGACCGTCTTCCTCTCCATCTGATTGTCACCTCCTACTCTGGGTAGTGGTCAACGCGACTTCGAAACGTATGTCTCTAGGCAGCGGCAATTGATCGAAGACGCCGGGTCGCCGCTGGGGTCGCCCGGGAACATCAAGCCGTTGCTGTAACGTTCGTTCAGGCCCCGCTCCTCGCCATCCAGGGCGGCATGGCTGTCCCTGACTCGGGAGTCCCTGCTCGACAACCAAGTTTTCGCCTGTACTACACCGGACTGCTTGGCCGCCTCTCTCTGGCCGAATCCGGCAGCCGCCCCGACCTCCGTCCGGGCTATCCGCATAGACTTGAAGGCCGACCTGTCGGCGTAGAACTGTCCTATGTTTCGGCCAATCTCGGTAACAGCGAGATCCTCCTCCTTGCCCCTCAGGATGACGGCCCGCACATCTGCCAGGTTGGTGGCGAGAATCGTCTTCACGGACTCCGCGCCGTGCTGTGATATCCACGCCCTCGAGGCGGCAGAGAAGGGGTCGAACCGCCATTTGACCTCAGACGGCTCTGCGCTCTTGGGCTCAGCCCCCAGGTTGCCCGCGGTATCCTCCCCGAAATCCTCCACTACTGCCATGAGGAGGCTGGCCAGACTCTCCTCCCACTTCGTCGAAAGCTTCTGTATCTCACGGGCGGCAGCCGCCTCCAGCTTATCAAGGTCGCTCTCCTTCTCCAGGGCATTCGCCACCGCCTTGGCCTCCGCCTCGAAGAGAGGGCGGATTTTCTTCGAAGCCACTCCCCACCATCCTATCCGTCTCCGGTCCACGGCCTTCCAGTATGCCGCCTTGGCCTCCTCGGTCTCTATGTTCAACAATTTGCGAGACGGCGGCTCGCTTTCGCCGCTCGCCTCCTCGGGAGTCTCGTCCTCCGGGGCGAACGTCGACGTCGCAGGCACTGTGCTGATCGGGAGATATCCGGTCCCCCATCCATCGAACTCCTCGAACCCCATCTTCAGCCGGGAGTTGATCTGTTCGAAGGGGACCCCCATGGCCCACAGCGTTTTCGCCTGCTCGACCTTCTGGCCGAAGTCCTCGCGGAGCGCGGGGATGCCCGAGAGATCGTACGTGATGAAAATTCCATCGCCGTATATGGGAGCCAGCTTGAGATTCAGGGTCGATCGGATGTCATCCAGAAGCGGAATCACGACATCCTCGTAGAGCGCCTTCCGGGCTTCCATCACGTTGTTGTACGTGGAGGCGCTCCGGTCCCCCAGCCACCAGGGGTCCAACCCGAACGCAGCCGCGATAGCCCTCAGATTGGCCAGCCTGCTAGCGATGAAGTCCATCTCGACCGGAGTGATGGACATCTGGTTCCACTTCGCTCCCGCGCCCAACACCCACGGCTCGCGGCGACGGCTCTTATCGAGGAACCTTTCTCGAATCTGCCGCCTGGCTTCCTCGAACTGCTCCTCGCTCATCGTCGCCTCGTGCGTGAACACGCCGTCCACCACACCGCGATTCTGCATGGTGATCTTCTGCGTGTCCTGGGCCTCGTTGTCCGTGTCCACCGTCCTGGCGGCAGCCATCAGGGGGGATATGCCCCAGTACGGGTTGCCGGGGTCGACTTGCTGGAAGTGAATGAACTGGTCGGGCGGCAGCAATATCTGCTGGCCGCTGGACAGCGTTACGTTCCAGCCCTTGAGCCATTCTCCCGGCTTCTCTCCGGGTATGGGCTTCACGAGATCGGGGAATACCGGCCATACCTCTCTGACGCTCTTGCCCACTATGATGGGCTGCCAAAGGGCATTACCTACAAGCTCCAAGTGGGCGATGAGGACCTCGATAAGGTCCTGGCCTGAAAACTCGGGGTTCGGGTTCTTGAGCAACTTCTCGATAGCATGGCCCTTTATCGGCTCACCTTCACCGTCCAGCACGATCCACGGTACAGCGCTGGCCGCCTGAATGATCGTGCGCACGGAACGGTAGACGTAGACCGAAATCTTGTACCCCTCGCGCGTGGCCTTGCGAACTGTCATGTCGGAGTAGACAGGGACGTTCGGGGTCTGGACAGAGGACACCCTGTATCTATCCAGGGTACTGGTCTTCAGGCGGTCAGGCCTGATTGCATCGGCCAACCTACCCCTCATGGTTTCTAGCACATCAGCCCCCTATTGCGTCGGCTTATCACCAAGGGTGTACTCCCTCCTCATCACGCCCAGATCATGCTGTTTCCTGATCTCCCCTAAGGAGTAGCCCCCCTTCAGCAGGCTGGGTGTAATGGGAATCCTGACATAGATGTTCTTCACGACGGTATCGCCTATCACGATGCCATCGGAGAGAGCCAGCGAAATAACCAGGGTGAGGGCCGGGGACTCCCCCACGGAGACCCCGTCGCTCAACGAGAGATCGTAGACGGCACCCAGGATCGACGCGAGGTCGGATAGGGTAACCCCGTCCTGGACAGATAGGTTGAGGTTGGCCAGGGAAGTAGCCAGGTCACCAACGCTGGCGCCATCCGACAGGGCGGTATCGATGGTCACCGAGGCGATAGGGGAATCCGAGAGCTTGACCTCCTCGGATAGAAATTCGGCCAACGATAGCTGGGCGGATGGCGAGTCGCTATGACTCACGCCATCGGAAGCCGTGAGGGGAAGCGTCAGGGTTGCAGCAGTCGAGTCGCCACAGGATAGGCCGTCTGCCACGGCCTTGGGGAATATAGCTGCCCCTCCAGAGGCATCTCCGCCCTTCAGGCCATCCGTGATGGATACGCCGAATACGCATTGAGAGCCAGGGGAGTCACCCGCCTTCAACCCGTCTGAGGCCGAGCATTCGTATGTCTCGCCACCGCCGCTCGGCGTGTATGTGCAGTAGATCGAGTACAGGCGGTCGTAGGTGTCCCCGCCCTCTGGCAGTGGATCGGGCCAATCGCCCGGATAGTCTTCTGTCACGGTGTATGTCGTGCCGCTGCCTCCATCGTCGTAGCGCATGGCGTACTCTTCAGCCCATTGGAATATCCAGTAGTTCTGCGCCGTGAGGGTCGGGGCGCTCGTGAAGTTGGCCGTGTTCCAGTCATCGGGCGTGGGCGAGTTGATTACATCGGTAGCTTTGACAAATGCGCCGTCTGACTGCTGATACAGGGCCATCTCTATCGGCCCATCATCATAGCTGTCCTCCGGCGTGTAGACGCTGATACTGGCCCCTGTGCCCGCTGCGGCCATGGCGTAGCTCCCCAGTAGGCGGTCGGTTGAGCCGTCTGACTGACTTGCCCCCACGTCAGTCTTGCCGAATGTGGCCCCCGCCGCGTGCCGCACGGGGTAGACGGCTGTGTCCAGGAAGTCCTTGGGGATGGTGACAATGAGCAGGCCCTGTTGCTCGTCGATCTCGAGCTCGCCCCAGGTGGACCTGCCTGCCGCGTCCACTATCCGGGGCCTGGGGATGTGGAATGCCTTACCGGCCTTGTACCGGTTGTGGCGCTTCGAAGCGTGGTACACAGCGTAGGAGCCAACTGCCCAGTCCGGCCTGTAGCTGCCGCCATCTGGAGTGCCGAATCCCGCCTTTTCCTCCGGCGACAGTTCCCCTTGCCAGTAGAAATCCAGGCCCTCGGTCTCGATCTGGAGAACGACGCGGTTGTCGGCAGGCCGCTTCAGGAGAGCAATGTCGAACTCGATCGCGCCATGCTCGAACCGCTCGTCCGGCTCCAGGTCGTAGATATCGACCTCGACGTCGCTGCCTGCCCAGCGGACCTTGCCTTCGGCTGCCCGCAGCTCGTGGGTACCTTCCTCAGCCGTGGGAAGCCCGAGTTGCAGAGAGCATTCCCTATTCCACCGCGTCAGCTTGACGTGAGGCTTGAATGTGGACGCACGCACGTCCCCGATCTCGACCTCGTCATCGCCGAGCTGGGTGCGATACGTGGTGGGATTGAGTAGTTCGATAGGAGCTCTCATGCCCACCCCTACACGCCATCGTCAGCCATGGTGAGGGTGTAAGTCAGGTTGATCACGTCATCGTCCACCACCGACCTCGAAGAGCCGAACTTGGAGTAGCAGAACAGGGTGCCACCTCCGTCCGTGTTGCCTTTGGTGCTGGCCTCCGTCCCCCCACCTACGATCGATGCGCCATACATGGTCTTCGTGGCATTGATCGTGAACGTGGCCTTGTTCGCAGAGTTCGTAATAGACTGGCTGGAGGCCGCAGCTTCCTCGTATTCCGGCCTCGTCCCCTCGTCATATGCCGTGGTCTCCGTGTAGCTGGGTACAGCATATGTCATGCCTGCTGCCGGGTCAGTATTCGATTCAACCAGGGTGCAGTACCAGGTCGTGATCTGAGTCGAAGCGTGGAAGAAGATATCCAGAAGGGCATCAAGGCCCTCGTTGGTCACAATGTTCTCGGTATTCTCTACCCACTTCAGGTTGCCGTCTTTATCGAAACACTCGACATGGAACTTGCCCTTCAGCCTGGCTCTTTCCTTGACCGCTTCCATTCAGGGCCTCCTCATTATTACCTTTTCCTACCGTTTGCTAACCTTTCCTCTCAACCGAACATACGGGGGCATTCCGAAATAGTCAAGCTTTGGAGTGCACCAAAGAGGTTCTCTGTGACTCTCAGGTAGTTAGGGAGACCGCCTCAAACAGGAGGGGTGTCAACTAATAATTTGCCATCTATTTGCCACGCTGGTATCAGGCACGAGTGTACAGGTGTCTTTCAGTAAAATTATTAGCGATCAAATAATGGTGCGTACACGATCATCCATCGATAATAATTCTGTGGCGATTTATCAGGGAGTCGGGAAAACGGGCATGTTCCAAAGCTACAGAGGAATAAGTTACAGCATTATCGGCGTATCGTCAGACCGTGAGCATCAGCCTACCATAAAGCGTTTGGTGGGAGTCGTCAGAGTCTGGAGCGCTCCAGATAGAGCGTCGACCTCGTCATCGTGACTGCCCAGGGGGAACAGCTCGAACTCGTCGAGGAAGGCGCGGTTCCACGGTGCGCGAACGAGCTTGATATTGCCGGCCTCTGCCTGTGACGCAACAGGGGATGCCCTGACGCTTTTCGAACCAGTCGCCGGAACGCCCTTGAAGTCGTATCCCATCAGGCAACTGCGCCGGTAATGATCGATCACCGCAGCGCCGGAGCTGCCGGGCTCCTGCTCCATCCTGACCGGTATATTCCTGCCGTCCAACTCGGCGGTCTGTTTGACCAGCGTCTCCACTGTGTTCGCCGTGCCTCGTAAGCGCCTCACGTCCAGGACGTAGAGCACATTCTGGGCTGTTTTCCCCAGCAAGAGCCCGACCGTCCAGTCCGGGTCCTTACCCTCCTTCGCCTCCGTACCGGCCAGGTCCCAAAACCGTACGCAGGTCACCTCAGCCGGGGCTGCATCAACGATCTCGAACCACTCGCGCCGGAACATATTGCCGCCGTGGCGCGCCGACCAGTCGCCCTCCTCAATCTGGCGGCGTGTGATCGGGTCCAGCTCGGCAAGCGATCGGCGGTACTCATCTGCATCAAGGTATGGGTTGTCCGCCAGGCGCGCGGGGATGAATACGCGGTCAGGGTGAGAGCTGCTCAGGAAGCGCTCTTTGACCCAATCGTGTCCGATATTGCCGGGGTTCGAGGCCGCACGCATCCGGATCGGGATGTCTACCCCCTTCAATCGTCGGAGGCGGGAAAACAGGTAGGTGTAGTCGGATTCAGGGAACTGTGTGGCCTCGTCGAATCCACAGTTACTTGATACCAGGCCAGGGTATATGATATAATGTGAGCAAGATGATACAGTTAGGTCGAGAACTTCCTCCTCACCCGTTGGGGAAATGCGGCAAGGCAAACCAAGGACGCCGCCATATATGGGGCGGGACTCCATCGTGTAGGGGTGGGCATACCACCGGGGGCTACATCCGTGAATATAGCCCAGATCATCCAAGTGCTGATAGACAGGGATTCGTCCTGCAACATCGCCTCGTTGCTGAATGCCATTTAGGCCGGTTGCTTGATCGATCAGAGCAGGTGCATCACAAGAATGGCGATCCATCAGATAATCGATGGGAGAACCTACAGGTGATGACCCGGACCAGGCACCAAAGGATGCATACAAAGCGGCAAGCCGTCCCTTTAACTGAGGGGATTGTCCGTAGAGCGCTAGAATTGCATGGGGTTGCCCAAGCCGCCAAGGAGCTTGGCATCCACCCACAGACTCTGCGTAATCGCTATGATCACCTTCTGAGGAAGCGACGTAGCCCTGGACAGCCATTTCCCCGCCACTTTGTCGATAGCGTTCGCGATCTTGCGGCGGACCCGGGGGTGAGCACCCGAGATGCAATGAAGATTCTGCATACATCGGCGCAGAGTATTCGTTGCTGTTGCCGAATGGAAGGCATAATCTGGACAGCAGCTCCCTCGGGGTGGCCCACCCATCAAAGGCAGAAAGAACGCGATGTTCTGCGCTCACTAGAGCTTCCCCCAGAACAGACGAAAGCAGGGAGACCGGCTTCCTGCCTAACCTGTGAACCTTCAGAATCTGCTGGGGCCCTTCCAGCGTCTGAACGTAGTCCCCGATTCCAATATCCTCTATTGCCCTCCATGAATAGTCGGCCATAAGCACCGGGGTTCCCTTGGCCACACAGTACTGGAATGCGCTCGACTGGTATCTGTACTTGTCTTTAGGGTGATCGAGATACCCGAACGTCAGCGTCGCGCCGGAGGGGAAATGCCACGTCTTTTCGATATCGCGCCAGCGCGCGTCAGTATTCGCCAGCCACGACTGCGCCACGTCCAGAAGCGCATTGGGTAACGAAAGGTCGACAAAGGTCTTACGAATGATCAGGGCAGCGTATCCCGGCGTGTCGACGTACTGCAGCGCCGCCATGAGTAAACTCAGGCTTTTGCCCCCTCCTGCAGCACCCCCGTAGAAAGCCTCCAGCGAGGGGCACAGCAGAAATGCCAGCTGCTTGGGTGTGGGCGAGAGAGGGATGTAATCCGTCCAGGCGAGCCGGAGGCCCTTGATCTCCGATCCAGTCTCCGGCCCCACATTCCACGTCAATTTGCCCACCATCGCTACCTGGCGCACTCCGGCTCCTCGCAGCCCGACAGGTCCATGACCGTCTGCCGGCACCTGTTGGCGGCGATGTGGCAGAAGCGCTCCTCGATCTCGACCCCAATACAGCGGCGGTTGAGCTTCTTCGCCACGTAGCAGGTCGTTCCGGAGCCCAGGAACGGATCGAGAATCAGGTCGTTCTCCCTGGTGGTCCGGGCGACCAGCAGGCTCCACAGGTCGGCCTGTTTCGGACAGGGGTGCTTCGTCCACTCGCCCCGAGTGAGGTTCAGCAGCTCCAACCGGATGAGGTCGTGGCCGAACCGGCACGTCTGCTGCCCATAGACCATGATCGGCTCCCAGACGTTGAACCCGCCGAGGTCGCTCTTGGCCGGCGAGGCGGACTTGTGCCAGATGATCACCCAGCGTGGCTCTGGGTATCGCCACATATTCCTGACGCCGGGGGTGAAGACGAGGTTCGGCGTGATCGCCTGGGCGAGCGTGAACCAGCGCCGGCAGAACGCAGCGTACTCCTCGCTGCCCAGCTTCTCATGCTGACCATAGCGGATTCGTTCAGAGTTGTAGTCTGGGTCTGTGAGGACCAGATCCGCACCGCACTGCGTCAGTTGCGGCATCAGCTCCAGGGAGTCGCCCCAGTAGATCGTCACGGCGGGGTCTTCGTAGTAAGGCTTCATCTCTCTATAGCCCCGAGCAAATGGTAGCCAATGTATTCGGTGTATGCCGGCGGGATGGCTTGAGTGAGTTCGTACTTCGTCATCCAATCTATGCCGAGAGCTCGCTCTCCATCACTCTTGCGGAACTGCCCTCCAGCGACGGTGATGATTGGCTGGGGCGTGCTCCAAGATCCGCTTGCACTACCTGCGTTGAGGGTGCCTCTCCTGCGATCGTTTGCATGCCTGCCGTGGCCGATAACCGCCCTGTGCTTCTCGTGTGGAGGGGCCAGGAAGAAGAATGATGTCTCGAACTTGCGATGACGGTACACTGGTAGCCCAAAAGAGAGCCCACACAGCACGACTCCAGCAAGAGGAGCATCCTCAACATTCTCAATGACCCAATGCCGCCCTGAAGCTCTAAGACGCTCACGCACTACGTCGATCAGTGCCGGCCACTGCTTGCCTTTGAGCCAGGGTAGATGACGAAGTATGCTATATGCTTGGCACGGCGGACTCGCGTGTATGGCGTCAAATCCGTCGAGAGGGAAATCCAGGGCATCGGCTTGATGAAACTCGAATGGGAAATGAGGCTGTAGCTTGATATCCACGCCGACCACCTCAAATCCTGTACGGTGATAACCCATCGCTGCACCGCCAGCCCCACAAAAGAGATCAAGTAGCCGTGGCTTCATCTACCACTTGGCCTCCCAGCACGTATCACTCGCTGGACGATGCGCTTCGAGACGTACATCGCCCCGGCGATCTCGGCCACGCTCTTACCGTCCTTGAACGCCCTGCATATCTGACGGTCGCGTTCATGGTTCCGCCTGCGTCCCTTGACGTGTCGTGACTCGTGTTTCACGCAGTAGGGGAACGGGCACTCCAGACACGACGGTGAGAGATCGCAGCCGGTGTCCTCATAACAGACGTTGCTGGCTTCGGCGAAAGGGTCTACCTTTCTCTCGGTCACCACAACCTCGCCAAGCACAGAAGTACGATCACCACTGCCCAGGGGAGGAGTCCCCACTCGCTGTGGAACCGCTTCGGCCACATGCGTTCGTGCAGCCCGTAGCCGTGCCGACCGATGAGAGCGCCCACGAGCCACTCGTGGTCCAGCACCAGCCATGCCGCCAGGCCGCAGGCCAGATACGCCGGATGGCTCCAGAACTGCCAGAGGATGAACCCCCAGAGGGGGACGCGCAGGAGCGAGCTGACGACCGCTCTCCATCCTCTGCCGATGCCGTGGTACACCATCGCCGTGTGCCCCACGTTGAGGTCGTCCAGGCACCAGTGCGACAGCACCGCGAGCGGCAGAGCCCACACCAGGTTCTCGTCGCAGCCGACGAATATCAGCATCCCGACCAGGACGTGGACCTCTCCCCAGGCGTAGAGCCTAGGAGAGCTGCACATTCGCTTTCGCATGGGCCTCTGCAGCAGCGAAGATTCTGGCCACCTGCTCTGCCGTGAACATCTTGGTCCGTTTCGCGCGAGAGAGTGTGAAGTCATGGGGGGCAGGACAGCAGAAGTGTACGTGCCGGAACTGCAAACGGCGTCCCTTCTTGATAGGATGAGTATCGATGTATGACATGTAGCTGCTGGCGGGCCAGTCCTCGCCACCCACCGGGCAGGTCAGGACCAATGGGACGCCGTTTGCATCTTCTTTGTAGTAGGACATCCTCTGATCCTCCGCTAGAGACACTGCCGGCATCTCCGAAGTCCATGACGACGTGCTCGTTGTAGGGAAAGGTTGTTTCCCCAGTCTCCGTCTGAACCTCTGTCTCGGGCTCCCTTGGTGGCTGCTTCCTATTCGGATGGCTGTTCTCGCCTCTGATACTATGCGCACGCTGGCGGTGGGAGCCTAACCCCTGTCTGTTCTTGAACTCCTTCCCGCACTCCGGGCACTTGTACATTCTCTCCTCCTCTTCCGTGGTGGCGGAATCGCTGTCAAAATTGACCGGATCAGCTGAGATTACATCTATTGGTCTCCCCGGCTCCAGCACGACGGCCGGCGTGCCGACCGGGTCGAACCAGGGCCTCGGGTACTGCTTCCTCTGCCCGCACTTCCGGCAGGTGCCGATCATTGTCTCCGAATCGATGTCCTCGTGGTGGATGCACCGGCTCACGTCAGCCTGGATTGGAGCGTCGGTCGCTAAGGTCACCCCAGTATCCTCCCCAGCACGCGGTCCTTCGTCTGGCCCGTGTCGCCCTCAAGCTCCTTGAGGAAGTGAAGTCCCTGCTCGATCACCCAGTCGCTCGGGTAGACATCGCCGTTCTGTGGGTCGAAGTGGTTCAGGACGGCCTTCCCGTTCGGGCACGTGAAGGCCGCGTTGATTCCGTGCCAGCCCAGTTGCGTCATGATGCCCATGTAGGCCAACCCCAGGCCCTCGGTCCGCGGGTAGTGGTTCGCCTGGCCCAGGAAGTCGAGGGCGAAGTTGGTGCACTTGTGGAACTCGCCGTACTTCCTTCTGCCGTGCGGCTCCACACCAACGGCGGTCCACTCGTAGAACCTGCGCCAGTCACCCAGCGACGTCGGGAGGCGGTACACGCCGGAGCTGCTGAGAACCACCTTGTCGTCGTCGACCACCTTGACGCCGTAGACCTCCACGACGGCCTCGACCATCTTGAGAACAGGCACGTCGACCAACTCCATTGCCGGAGGCGTGGTCAATTTATATTGAAGCTTGTTGTACTGCCTCTCCCAGTCGTCGGCGCGCGAGCGCCAAGTCTGCACGTCATCGCGCAGCCGCTTCCGCTCGAGCACGCAGGCCTTCAACTCGTTGTCCGTGGTCTGGAGCCATTCGTAGAGGCTGATGTTTTTCTGTGAGAGTAGCTGCGCGTGAAACGTCAGGTCCTTGACCTCATCGCGTAGTTGCCCGCAGCCCATGATGGTTTTAATGAATCCCCGGCACATGGCTACACCTCCATGCAACTGATTTGCATTAACCCCTGCTCATGGCACGTCTGGCAGTGTGCGTTGATAACCGAGTCGCACCCCTCGGGAGGGAGCCATTTAACCGTTTCCGGCACCGTCCGCTCTTCGCAGCTCTGCAATGTTACTCCCTCGTTACCAGAGTGATTGATAGCCGCATCTCAGGAGTCCTCCATTCCATTTACGGGGCGCTAATGGTAATCATTTCTCAAGCGCTTTGGCTATTCGTTCCAGGCAATGCTTTATTTGGTGTAAGTCAACGCCCAGCTCATTAAAGCTGAGCCACCCGCAGACTGGGCAGCGGATAACATTCCCCATCTCCTCACTTATGGGTGACTCACCCGTATACTCTTTTCCCGACTCTATTCCACTCTCCATTTCCGACCCCCCCTTTTTTTTCCCCCATTAGCGCTCCGTAAACGGTATCCGTCTGCGGGATGTCGGCTACTTCGAACCTCCCGCCTTGGCGTTGCGCAGCGCGAATTCGGCATCCTCCCAAGTCTCGCAGAACTTCACGACCGAGCCCTTGTGCCACACGGTGTATTGCAGGCTCCTGTACTCGGGATGGTGCACGATCTCTGTTCGAGTCCGCCCCATGTCTCACCTCTCCTTGTTTTTCAACCATCACCGACCGTTAGGGCTCCGTAAATGGTTGCCTCGCCCCGTCAGCCCTTATCGGGGTTCACATGTATCGCCCCGGACGTCAACAGCGCCTCCAGGGCTGGTTGCAGATCCTCCGGGCCGAATACCTTCACGTTCTGCTCCACCTGGATCGGCCCGCCCTTCTCGCCGGTCAGCCTGAGGTTGCGCCGGTCGCTCCAGCGCTCCGGACGCCGGTTGTAGAGCCAGACCTGCTGCGCAGTGACGTTGCCGCTGCGCGCAGCCTCGAACAGCGCGTCCTCGACCTGGTCGTCCGCCTCCGTCTCTGCCCTGGACATGGCATCGGCGAAGGCCGGGTACCGCTTGGCGTGCCTGGATACCGTCTCCGGAACCACGCCCAC